GCAACTCTTTAGTTTTATATTTTGATTGAAAGACATAGGGGCGCTATATTCAGTCACGACTTTCATCGCACTAAACCCACCTGAAAGCTGCTCTGAATAGACGTTGTATTGCATATTATCCCGATTAGACTCATAAATAATTGCTCGTAAGTGCGACTCTAAGAAGTCAATTAGTTCTAAATTCTGTACTTCCGCATCATCACTTGCTCTTGCCTCGATAGTTGGCTCTTGCTTACTGAATTCACCACGCTGTCTGCTCAAATATGCTTCTAATATGTTAAATTCGAGCTGCGGACGCTGCAATTCTTGCATCAAAGACACATCATTTTCTGACAGAGACGTCACAAATATGAATCTACGCATGTGATTATAATGTTTGTAATTTTTTTCAAAATAGTCATGCCAGTCTTTTACCAGATCTTTGAATTTTTTCAGTTGATCTTTGTCTTCCATGTCTTTCTGTATATTCTTAGTTACTCTAGTTACGCGTGCCATGCCTTTGCCCTCAATTGCCCCACTCTGTTAAATTGCTGAGCTAAATCCAGCACAACCCTGTTTTCATCAGTTTTCAATGCGAATTGATGTACAAGCGCAGGATTTATCAGCCCAATTTTTATCGCATCATACATCGTATCAGCAATATCGTCATGTGCATGCGTGTCATTGTCTGTGATAGCTGCGCAATGATCCCTACACATTTGTACATGAGATCCACCCGCAGGAAATGATATTCTCTTCTGAGACTGATATGGCTGAGCTTCTAAAAATCGTGTAGTTTTATTTCCAGACGCTCTAGTGCGCTCTATATCTCTCACAGTAAGTCCGCGTAGTTTTGAAAGCGTAGATATGAGAGTAACACCCGTTGTCTTCTTCTCTATTGCGATGAAAGACGGCGGCTTAGAATAAGAACAACATTTAGCATAGAAAGACAAAAGCTCATTCTCTAGAAGATCGGGTGTTAACCATTTTTGTATGCAATCTATCCAATGCAGTGCGTAAATACCGGATGGACGATCATAGTGCTCTATCTCATATAGACCCCAGAAGCTGAAGACAGATGGGTCATTATATGTCTTATCTGTTTCTGCTGTATCGACTGTCAAGAAAGTACAGAGCATTCGCGGTTCTTTATCTAGTAGCTCAAAAGAACCGGGCTTGAAGATGCCCCCACCCGCAGGCTTAGGGTCTTGCTGATACTGCGACCAAAAAACATATGAGTTATGTTCTTTTTCTATAAGCAGTCTGTCTCGTGAAATAATGTTTGGAGCGAGAACGTTTCCGTTATCATCTAGTGCTTTAAGTATGACTTTATCCCAATTTTGACCATCTCCATTTCTTCTAAGAAAAGCAAATAAATCGTCACTATGCAGTGAATGGCCAATTCCTACTATTGCTACATTATCTGCGCGCGGTCGCGGTTTAATTGTCTGAGAATAGTTATCTATCACTGATAGTCTGATAGTGTCTGAATGCACTTCAGACGGCTTATGCATATCATCTAAAAGAACGCAACCCGAGAATCGATCGCATCCAGGCAAGCCGGCATTTTGTCCAGTAATTGACCCATTTGATCCGAATGCTTTTACTGCACCGCCACCATCAGTTTGAAAATTATCTTTTGCAGAACTGTCTTGCCTGATTTTAACGCCGAAGAATTTTTGATATTCCGGCATCATCATGATGTCTTTAAGCTCTGAAGTATGCTTACTAGCGAGATCATGACTGTATGAGACATAAATGAAATGACAGTCAGGATAATGTGCGAATGCCCACGACATAAAATAAATCAACATAGTTGACTTGCCGTGCCCAGGCGGAACGTTGATTAATAAGCGGTTTTTACGAAGATAAAAAATATTATGCAGCTCTCTACATACAGTGATGTAGTGAGATTCTCGACCCACGGGACTCGATAGTAGAAAGTCCCGACCAGTTTTTAGTTTGAAGAAATTTTGTATAAAAAAAAGGAGGGAACCCAACATTTTAGCTTTAAGAAGAGCAAGATCGGGATCTTTTTCTATGCCAGTTATGATCATTTAATAGTCACTTTTCTGATCTATGATAAGACCCGACATTTGTTTTCTAAGATCTTGCAAGCTCTCAAATTGAGAATCTTCTATTTTGTGCTCTATCGCACGCAGAGACGGACAAACTTTATCTAATAGATCTTTTGTAGCTTTTTGACGAACAGAAATGGGGTGATTTTCATTGCGTGCTATCTCTATCATAGCAGAAATGGGGTCGAATCCTTTTTTTATTAAGCACTCTGCAACAACAAAAGCTTGAGCTTTAGCGCTCAAAGATCCCTTCGGTCTTCCGAGCCCAATTTTCAGTGGATTTCCCGTTTTCCCTTTTTTAAATTGTGTGGCAAAATTTGACACAGTTTGATTCCTGTTTGTTTTTTACACAGGCACTAAAAGTTGAGGACGTTTTTTAGAAGCTTTTTGAGAAATTTCTGGATCAAGATTAAGCACATCAATATTTATCTCAGACGTAGTCTGTGTAACAGCATCAGTCACATGAGCATGCATCTGATAGCTGACAAATCCAGCTCCGTCGCATTCATGACAATCTTTAGCGAGCATGCCCAGCCCCATAATTTGTTTAGAACCCATACAAACATTACATCTCATCATAAAATACACTCTATATATAGTGTAAAAACTGTAACACAAAATTTGTATAAAAATCAACACTAATGAAGAAGGTTGAATTATTTTGATAAACCACTTGCATTGTAGCCGATACCGGCTATAATATATTTATACAGTCAATAACGACTGTAACAACAAAATGGAGATTATAAAATGATTGTACAAATTTTAGATGAAACATGGGGCAAAGCAAAAGTAACGGACGGAAATGTTGTGGTTTGGGTGTCGACAAAGGAATTTGAAATAACACGGATTGAAGATGTTGAGATTCCCGATCATATCTTCAATGATGCTGTGGAAGAAATGAAAATTAAAGATCAAAAAAATTTTCAGCTTAGAAAAGAAAATATGCTTGCACACTATGCAAAAGACACAGGAAAGCATTCATATGAAACAGAAGAAATGTATTTGGATCGGCTTATAAAAAAAGAGCAGCAATTTTTGAAATTAAACTGTATAGATGAAGACTTTTTAAAATTTGCGGAATCATATAATAATGAAAAAATTAGCTCAATTTGCAAAACAATAAGAGATATAAAAAACTCACGCTCAAACAGAACTGTAACTCACAAGCAAATGCATGCTATTAGTATGTTTTTGCTGGAAATGAATAATAATAGCGTAAAAACAATTTTAGAAAATATTTATAATTAGCGGTTATTAATTAAAGACAATTTTTATTAACAAATATATTTTTAAAAAAAGGAGATTATAAAATGAACATATCAACAGATTTTCAAGACACCTCAATTTTTCAAGACATCATTCAATTCACAGCAAACGGTCAAGAATATAGAGTAGAAGAGAAAGGAAATATTTTCAAAGTGTATAAACTATCGGGTGATTCATTTATTTTTTACACATCATTAAAAATAAAAGGCAAAGTCACTCCTAAAAAAATATACATAAAAATGAATGAGGGAAAATAAAATGTCATTGATAGCAGGAGTTATATATATTTTTTTTGCAATATTTATTTTTTTTCATACAATCTTCATTATAAAATTAAACAAGAGGAGAAAAATAATTGAAAATCTTATGAGTCTAATGAATGAAGAACTAAAAAAATTAATGGAAGATAAAATATGACATACCAACAATTGATGCCAAAATTACAAATAGACACGTCTGACGATATGCTAAAATTTGTCCCCGACGACGAAGATGTTCACGCAATGGCAGAAATTAATCAACTAGTGATTTATCATGAAGACGAAGAAGAATTAGTTCAATCTAATAATATGTCGTGTTGCACAATTTCATAAATAAGAGGAGATAAAATATTAATAAGTTAAAGATAGAAGATGCAAATGATTGCATTCATTGTGGAACTAAAAAGCCAGCGATGAAATTGACCAACTTGCTTTCTCGCATAGATTATGACATATCAGTAATGAAATATACTTGCTTTATATATTGCACGAAATGTGGAATTAGAACAAGAATTCTGTGTGCAAAGTTTGATATAGAAACAATAACATCGTTCTTATCATTAAGAATGTACAGAAAAATTGAGTCAATGGAGCATTTGTTGGTCAAATCATGGAATAGTCGACCAAAAATAAAAGGAGAATAAATATGTCAAACAGTCACAAAATAGCAATGCTGCACACATACAATGATACACCCGATTACGTCTTGGCAATCGATGGCTATTTTGAGCGGTTCAAAACTAAACATGAAGCTCAACGTATTATTGAAAATATGATAAAACCAGAAATTACCCCATTTGGACAATACGAATTACTTTCTCCCTGGCATGTCCCGCTGCGAGGAGACGGTCATTCTGATTTTAGCTGCAAAGTATCAGATAAAGAATCGATAGATATTAAAGATTATATACAGAAAAACATTAAGCGAATAGACGCAAAACAAACTCACTGGGAAGTTCAGATGATAAATGGTAGAGTCAAGAACTATCAACATCGAAAGAATTTCTTAGAAATAATTGCAAAAAGACATCATTAAAAGGAGATATTATTAATGGAAAATTTTAAAAGCAATATCATTGTGGCAATGTTTTCAATTACAATGTTTATAATATTATATGGATTATTTGAAATAGTAAAATATGGAGGAAGCAAATTCGACAGCGGGGAGGGTCAATATACGGGCACAATAGTAGAGACGCAGCATCATGGATTTTTTTTCAAAACTTATGCTGCTCAATTAAAAACCGAAGGATTTACAACAAGATTTGAAGATTTCTGCATACTAGATCCTGCAGTTTACAATCAGTTATCTAAAATTGACAGGAACAAAAAAGTTACAGTAACATATAAAAAGATACTAATGACCTCAGCATGGCAATGTGCATTTCAAGATTCTAACGACGTAATTACCTCAATAAAAATAGAGGATTATCAATGATAAAATACGCCGCTATGTTAACATCCACAGGATATTAAAAATGAATGAGCACGAAATAATAGAAAGTCTCGACGGCTGGATAGGTTCTGCACGAGCAGCTAAAATCATCGGCATTAGCAATAGACATATGCGTAATTTGTGCTCAACAAATCAAATATTGGCATTAAAACTAGATAATCAATGGTATATACGTCGCAGTGATGCAAATAATTATGTGCGCAAGAAACATGGACCAAAAAAATATCAACTTCCATCTAATCATAGTTAATTTTTTAATTAATACTAATTCACTTCATTTGTATTCCTCATATTCTTCAAATCTAACATGAAACGCTTCTTTGTTTCTTAAGAAATCATGATAGCAGCAGGGGCAATAATGTAATTCTTGTACAGGAACATCATCTTCGTAAACTATTACTTTATATTTTTTCATCTTTGTTACTCCTCAATTTACAAAAATTTAATCTTTTTTAATTTTCCTCTTATTTTTTTCTTAAGAAATCATGAAATCAACAAGGGCAATAGTGTAATTCTTGGAGTGGGACATTGTCTTCTTAACCTATTGCTTTATATTTTTCATTTGATATTGGAGATGCTGGTGGGAGCACAACTATTACGGGCAATAATATTGTTTTATAACTGAACAT